TGCAGCAGGTACAGGTGCTACAGCAGGTGGCGCAGCGCCGACTTGTTGGTCAGGCAAAACAGGTACTGCAGGAACTGCGGGTACATCAGGTTCGGCAGGTACAGGTGCTACGGCAGGTGGTGCTGCGCCGACTACCTGGGCAGGAAAATGTGGTACTGCAGGAACTGCAGGAATAAATGGCACAGCAGGTACAGGTGCTACTGCGGGCGGCGCAGCACCTACATGTTGGTCAGGTAAAGCCGGTACTGCAGGTACTGCTGGCACAGGTGCAACAAATGGCACAGCAGGTACATGTGGTACCATTGGAAATCCTTCAACTTTTGGGTCTATTATAACATTTGTAGGTGGCATAGGTGGTGGTGGCGGCACTGCCGGAACTGGCACAAACGGATCAGGTGGCACAGCAGGTAATCCAGGTACCATTGGCACAGCTGGAAATCCAGGCACAAATGGCACAGCTGGTCCGGGTGGAACAGCAGGTGCAAAAGGAAACCCAGGTACCGCTGGTACAGCAGGAAATCCAGGAACAAATGGTACAGCTGGTCCAGGTGGCACAGCAGGTGCAGCAGGAAATACAGGAACAGCAGGCGGTGCGGGAAATCCAGGAACAAATGGCACTGCCGGGCCAGGCGGAACCGCAGGTGCAGCAGGAAATACAGGAACAGCAGGAAACCCGGGAACAGGAGCCGGCGGCGGCGGTGGCGGTGGTGGCGGTGGTGGATCAGGTAACGCAGGAAAATGCGGATGTATTGGATCTCCTGGGGTAGCAGGAACTGCCGGTACTTCACCGAGTCAAACAAATGGTACTGGAGGTACTGCGGGTGCAGGTGGTAAAGCTGCTACAGCAACCGCAGGTGGTGCAGGTAACGCAGGCACACCGGGTGTAGCAGGCACAGCAGGTGCAGCAGGTACAGGTGCTACTGCAGGTGGTGCTGCACCGACTTGTTGGTCAGGTAAAGCCGGCACAGCTGGTACAATAGGTACATCAGGTGCAGCAGGTACAGGTGCTACTGCAGGTGGTGCTGCACCGACTACGTGGGCAGGTAAGTGCGGAACTGCGGGCACAGCTGGTACATCAGGTGCAGCAGGTACAGGTGCCACAGCAGGCGGAGCAGCACCTACATGTTGGGCAGGTAAAACAGGTACAGCTGGTACGGCAGGTACATCAGGCGCCGCTGGCACAGGAGCCACTCCAGGAACAGCAGGATCTTTTACTTCTGGTAATGCAGGAAATCCCGGAAGTTCTGCATCGGCAGTTAACACATCATCAGTACAAGTATATCCCTTTGAAATCATAACAGTAACCGTCGGTACAGGAAGCGCCAGCGGGTCGATTACTATTAATTGGTAAATTTCATATATTATAATTATTAAAATCTAGGCTAATAAATATCACTAGATCTAGGAGTTAAGAATGATCGTCGGTATTTCACAAATTTATCTTTATACAGGATTAACACCGACTGGTGGCAATAATTCTGCACTGGCATTACAATGGTTAGATGCTAATAATATTCAATATCAACACTTATGGTACGGTGAACCATCACATCATGAAGGCGTATTTGCTGCAATGAACACATGGGAAATCGGAACTTTTACAGATTTCCCATTTGTAACCTATGAAGAGTTACATGATGATAATACTTCTGTTACTAGAGCACTTATTGGGTTAGATGCAATTACTAGCAGTAATTTAGTAGAATTATCATCCTTAAAGCCTAGTTAATGTGTGTTGATGGTCAACGAATGGCAATCGTCATGAGTTGCTACGATAAATTGCCTATACATCTGCGAGAATGGATCTCTGAATTACATTTTAGTCTGCACGATGACCATATCTTAAGAGGTGCAGCAGAAGTTGAACGGTGTAAAATTTTTATAGAATCCGGTGGCATTCATTACGAAAAACACGGAAATGGACAGAATTAATGTTTTCCTTTTTTAAAACAAAAAAACAAAAATTAGAATTTTTATGTTTTGAAGATGATCTAGGTAATATACCAGAACCGTATCCTGCTAGAAAACTTATTCCGTCGTGGTATAAATCATTACCAATGAAGCTTGGCAGCGGATTTGAACAATCAACCGTAAAGCGATGTCCACCGTTTTTAGATGCAATGGTAACTGGATGGATCATACCATTAGTGGCTGATGTAGAGATTAAATCCAACGAAGATTGTTCTCATATTTCTTATGATACAAAATATCCTAGACCTATGATCGAAAATCATGGAGAAAAACAATTAACTTCGGACAAGTGTCCTGCCCCTCATTTACCTAAACCACCTATTAAATGGATGAATTATTGGGCTATTAAATGCCCGAAAGGATATTCTCTGTTGTTTGTTCCTCCCTTGAATAGAGCAGATGATCGATTTACTTGCTTTTCTGGGTTAGTTGATGTTGATGAATATTTTGAATTTATTAATTTTCCATTTGTTTGGAATGTTCCAAATTTTCACGGAATTATTCCTGCAGGCACTCCATTAATGCAGGTAATTCCTGTTAAACGAGATACACTGTTCACCGATCACGTCATTCGTTCCTTTACTTCTGAGGACTATAAAGATCTAAGAGATACGCAAAGAAAACGACAAAGTCATGAATCTCATTATAGAGATAATATTTGGAAACGTAAGTAATGTCAGTGTATCAACTTACGCCGCCACCATCGATTGCTATTCCAGAAATTTCATTTGCAACTTGGAAAAATGGGTTCAATGAAAGCGAACTTGCTCGCATAATTGAAATCGGTGATCGGCTCACTATTACTTCTGCAACTATAGGTGGCCGAGGAAACGTAGATGACAGTATTCGACAATCGAATACTGGATGGATGGCACTAACTGAAGACACACAATTTATATATGATCGATTAGGATATGTTGCAAGGCAACTAAATGGACAATTTTTTGACTTTGATATTTGGGGATTCGTTGAAGATTTACAGTACACAATCTATGACGACACAGGCGGGCATTATACCTGGCATCTAGATCGTGGAGGTTCGACCTCTGATACTCCTCGTAAACTAAGTTTAGTATTACAATTATCTGATCCCTCAGAATACGAAGGCGGAGATTTAGAAATTTTTGATGGACCTGTTCCGAGTAAGGTCGACAAAGAAAAGGGGTTGATTTCTGCGTTTCCATCGTTTATACTACACAGAGTAACTCCTGTTACTAACGGAACTCGAAAAACATTAGTCGTTTGGCTAACTGGCCCGAGATTCAAGTAGGAATTTTATGACAGACGTCCTCGATCAGTGGCATTATTTTGTTTCACCGATATACAGTATTAAAAAACCTGAATTTTTAGATATTGCCAGGACAGTAAGCAATGAATCTCTCTCTTTACATCGTAAATCAAATAAAATCGACGATGTTTATCCAGTACTTCAAATTGATATTTTATCAGATCCTCGATTAACACCGTTCTTAGAATATGTAGTGAATACCTCTTGGAATTTATTAAATGATCAAGGGTACGATATGGAAAAATTCGAAACATATTTTACCGAAGGATGGTGCCAAGAGCATCATAAGTATTCCTCGATGGAGTATCATGTTCACAACGATTCACAACTTGTAGCTTTTTATTTTTTAGAATGTCCTAAAGATCCACCGAGATTAGTTGTACACGATCCGAGACCTACAAAAATAATGAATGAAATGGTAGAACGTGACTCTACACAGTTAACCATGGCATCATCTACAATTAATTTTACTCCAGAACCGGGTACATTAATGTATGCTAATTCTTGGCTACCACACAGTTTTACAAGAAATCCGTCATCTAAACCTTTTAAATTTATTCATATGAATATTGCTACTCGACCGATATCTGAGAAGATGATCTATCCAGCAACTGCGGAGATCATTTGATGAGAGAATGTGGTTCGTGTCAGAAATGTTGCGAAGGTCATCTCCACGGAGTGGCACATGGCTATACTTTTTGGAAAAGTAGAAAATGCCATTTTTTAAATAAAACAGGCTGTTCGATATATCCAACTCGTCCGGATAATCCTTGTAAATCGTATAAATGCATGTGGTTAGGGGATGATAATTTTCCATTAGATAAAGACACTATTCCTGCTTGGATGAAACCTGACGAAGTGAATGCAATATTAACTTGGAGGAAAATCGGTGATATTGAATATTTTGAATTGATAGAAGCAGGCGAAATATTAAGAGCCGATGTACTTAGTTGGGCTATACAATATGCTCTAAACAACAATCTAAATATAAATTATCAGATTAATGGAGGGTGGAACCAAATAGGTAGCCCGGAATTTTTGGAAATAAAATTTTAATGGCAAATTTTCAAATTCGATTTAACAAGTCGCGAGGAGAGCCGAATCGTGGTACAATGGATCACGTATGGCGAGTGTTCAAAGATGGAAAAGAATACATTTGTAAAAATATAATAATTGATGTTTCTAGTTATGGTGCCGAAACTGATGGAGACTGGAGCATATGTTGCGAAGGCGAAATGATTGTCGACCGAGAAACGTCAACTATTAAGATTGTGAAAAATATATGAATTTAGAATTTTCAGAGGTAAGATTACCAAATCCGGGCGTAATTAAAACTAGAATACCGGTTAGAATATTTGCGGAATTAACCAAAGACCTTCAACGACAAGTAGATTTAAAGCCGCAGTCATATAATCACGATCTTGCAGGACACATCGAAACGGAACTAACTTACAACATACAAGGATCATTTAAAAATTGTGTAGAACAAACATTTTTAGAATATAGAAAAATGTTTGATTTTTATCAGAACAATGATTATGTAATTGATTCAGTATCTTGGGTTAATTTTCAAAAAAAACATGAATACAATCCTCTGCATTATCATTATCTAGATGTATCTTGGGTTGTTTGGATTACTATTCCTTACAATTTAAAAGATGAACTTCAGATGCCCAATGCAAAAAGTGCAAATACAGAAGTGGCCTCTAAATTTCAATTTGTTTATAACAAATTAGATGGTGGAATCACAACATACGAACTTGATATTGATAACACTTGGGAAGGAGTATTAATGATGTTTCCTGCGTATCTTAAACATCAAGTGTATCCTTTTCAGACATCAGATTCTCACCGTATATCAATTGCTGGTAACATCAAAGTAATCAAGTAATCATATATTCCCTTGCTAAGTAGTACGATAAATAACTGTAGATTTACAGGAAACACGTATGACCACTCAAGCCGGACAATTATCATTTTTAGAAAATGCTAACGGTGTAATTACCGTTACAAATACTACAACTTCAGTGTCGTCCTCTACTGGTGCATTAGTAGTCGCAGGCGGTATCGGCGTTGCTGGTAATTTATTTGTCGGCGGCAATTTAAATATCGGTGGTTCCACTAACATTACTATTACTGGTAGTATTTCTACTGCTACCAATTTAGGCGGCGGATCAGCTGGTCAGCTTGTTTATCAGTCAGCATTCGGTGTTTCTGGATATGTAGGTCCCGGCTCCGCAGGTCAAGTATTATTAAGTAATGGTGCTGCTGCACCAGTTTATACTAATACTGCCAGTGTTGTAGTCGGATCAAGCCTTAACATTGCCGGCGGCGCAGCAGGTTCACTTCACATCCAATCAGGCGCAGGCGCAACCACAATGTTACCTATCGGTACTAGTGGTTATGTATTACAGAGTAATGGTACTACTGCTACATGGGTTAGCACTTCGTCGTTAGGTATCGGCGGAGGTGCAGTAGGATCCATTAGTCCATATAGTAGCATCTTTACTATTACTAATGCTACCTCTGCAAGCTCAACTATTACAGGAGCACTACAAGTTGTCGGCGGCGCAGGTATTGGTCAAAGTTTATATGTTGGCGGATCCGTTAACGTTACTGGTCAATTTAGTGGTGCTGGTACAGGTCTTACTGGAACCGCTGCATCATTAACTGTAGGTAGCGCAGGTTCAGTATCCAACGCATTGACAATCAATAATGGCGGAGCAGGCGCTGCAAGTGGTAGCACATTTAATGGCAGTGGCGCTGTGACTATCTCGTACAATACTGTAGGTGCTCCTAGTACCAGTGGTGCAAATGCCACCGGCACATGGAATATCGTTGCTGGTACAGCAAATATTGCAGGTAGTGTTAATAATGCAGTAACATTTAATAATGGCGGATCAGGTGCAGCAAGTGGTAGCACATTTAATGGCAGTGGTGCATTAACTGTTTCATATAACACAGTCGGTGCACCGAGTACCACTGGAGCAAATGCCACCGGCACATGGAATATTGTTGCTGGTGCAGCAAATATTGCAACTTCTGCAGGTAGCGCAGGATCAGTATCTAATGCGTTAACAATTAATAATGGTGGTTCGGGAGCAGCAAGTGGCAGTACCTTTAACGGAAGTGGTGCTGTAACTATTTCATATAATACCGTAGGTGCACCAAGCACAACTGGAGCAAATGCCACCGGCACGTGGAATATCGTTGCTGGTACAGCAAATAATGCAAATAACTTAGGTGGTGTTGCTGCATCGAGTTATTTAACTGCGGTTAAATTTGGTCAAATAGTAGTTACAACTAGTATAACTCTATCCTCAACACATTACGGTGCAAACGTACTCCTTAATGGAACAAATCTTACTATTACACTGCCAGCATCGGCACCCTCGGGCACAGTAATTTCATTATCAAATATTTCTAGTACCAACGTTACTTTGTCATATACTGGTACAAACGGTAGCGATGGACCTTCTACATTACAGCCACAAAATAGTATTATGCTTATCTCGGACGGCGGGTCTCCTAGCTATTGGAGACAATATTTCGGAAGTTCGGGATATCTCACCGGTGGCGCAGGATTAGGTAACACACAAATAAACTCATTAGGAGTAGGCACGGCTGCATCAGGTACAGCAGGACAAGTTAATGCAACATCGTTTGTAGGATCAGGCGCAGGATTAACTGGCTTTACATCAGGCCAAATAACAACTGCACTAGGTTATACTCCACTATCAGTAGCATCTCCTGACCTTATGATAAGATTAAAAGAACCATCAGGTGTTTATTTTATCGCCACTGCATCGACTTATGTATCGAGAATTGTAGGATTTTCCACCACTGAAAGAAATGCACAAAGTTGGTCAATTGTTAACACCTCATCTACTGGATCATATAACAGTGGATATGTTACTTACTTTTATACTTTGTATAACAGCACTACTATTTCTCTTCCAGCAGGAAATTATTATGCAGAATGGGATGTTGCAGGAGCAAATACATATTCAAATACTACTGATATCCAACAGGGCTATTCATTCTTGTATAATGTTACAGATTCGGTAGTTATTCAATCTGGTACAGGTTTTCAAACAGAATGCAATACTTATAATACGCACCATACAGCTGGCCGCACATATTTTACATTAGGCGGAACAAAAACTGTTCAATTAATGCTTACTGGAACTAGTTCAAATAGTTCTGGACAATATTTGTTTACTCCGTTTAGCTTTGATGGCGGATTATGGCCTAACGCTCCGGGTACTGGATACGGTGAATCCGCTACGTCAGAATATGCAACACTAAGAATTTGGAAATCCTAATATGACCAAAGTAATACGATATACCGGTGACGAAAACGTTGTAATTGAAGAATGGCTCGACGAAACTAAAGAGCGACTTCTTGCAACTCAGATACATTTATTGCCCGAGGCTGATAAAATTATCGAGTTAGATGATGACGTAGTAGTCTCTCCGATGTTTTATACTTACGATGTTGAGTCTGGTACTTTTATTGCAAAGAGTAAAAGCACCATGATGTCGCAGAGACTTATTTCAACAACGATAGATGTAGATGTTGAAAAAAGTCTTATTCATAGAAATAGGCTATTACAAGAATCTGATTGGGTAGTGATTCGCTCGTTTGAAACCGGTGAACCTGTTCCTGCTGAATGGATTGCATATCGTAAAGCTCTAAGAGATATTACCATAAACTTTACAGATCCAGCCGACGTAATTTGGCCCGCTCTACCTGCTATTAATGATTCTTTAGCCAAATATAATGATTTTATTGAATCAGTTAAAGACGGAACAGCAGTTGATCCGAATAATAAAGGGACGTAATTGTGTGGAATATTGATAATTGGGTTGATTTTACTATGGCTAACGATAAAATTTATCGTTTAGACTACGAATCTGATTCACTAACCGGTATTAAGCAAACACAGCAACTGAAGGAAGTATTTAACACTCCGACCTTTTATAAAGATTTCGAAGCTAACCTAGATTTTCCTGAAAACGGATATAGACTTCGCGACGAGTTATTAAACGGAGATGTAACTACTTTTAGGATTGGTTCTACTAAATCTGGATTTAACTATCGAAATAGATCTTGGTCTGCATATATTAAAGAAAATCCTCCTAAACAAGAGGCGATAGATTATTTTTTATCGAAGGGATTATCTAAAAATTTCATTCCTGCTTATTGGTATGGTAAGAAGTATGATTCTGTGGATAAGAAGATTTCTTGGAAAATAGTCGATCTTGCTCACAATTACAATTTACCAAAAGTCGTCGAAGACTATCTTGTCAAATATCCCGATTATGTACCGTATTATGCTACTTCATTTGGTGATCCCCAACTACAGGATTACGTCGATGTATATGTTCAGCTAGATCGTAGATTTGTTCATAACTGGGACCGTAGGTATGTGCCTGGGGTTATAGGAAAGATGGAAAATCCGAATTACGAAGAGTTTTTTAGAAATACTGAAGAATATTGTCGATCGAATAATCTACATTGTGGATATACTCCTAGAGGCAAGGAAATGGAAATTTTTCAAAGAGATTCAGTTCCTGGCACATTTTTTTCCGGGCGCGCAGAATTCTGTTTCAGTTTTGTTTATCATAAAGATACACTAGAAATACTAAAAGTAAAAACTTACATACTCAAAGTTAACAGAGATTTTTGTCAAGAATATTATAATAATAGAGGATATGATGATTATGAAGCTTTCTGATGAAGAAATGGACAAGGTCGATGAGCGTTTTTGGAAAACCATTGAATGGGAACGACTTGTATTTGAACTAAGTAAAAAACCCGTTGATAATAAAAAAGACAACACTGATCGATAATTTTTGAGGAATTTATTATGACACTGCCGACATCAGGTGCATTATCATTAAACGATATTCAAACTACATTTGGAGGCTCAAATCCCATCGGTATGAATGAATATTATGCCGGCGGAAGTTATGTGCCTAGTTATTGCACCGGATCAAATACAATAGTACCCGCCTCCGGACCTATCTCAATTTATAATTTCTACGGAACTGCGGCGCTATCAACTAGTGATACACAATACGCATCAGCAAGTACCACATCGCAATCTATGTATACATTTACTGTACCAAATTCTTGGAATACTATTACTATCGAAGTGTGGGGAGCAGGGGGATCCGGCGGCGGCGGAGCTCTTGCTACTGTTGTCAACGGTCCTGCCTCTTCTGTATCAGGGTACGGTATGACTACTATGACCGCAAACGGAGGGAATGGTGGTATTGCAACTGCTAGCTCTAGTACCATCGGCGGCACAGGAGGTACCGCAACGGGGGGAAATGCTGCAAATATTACTGGCGGAAACGGCACTAATTCTGTTGTAGGATCAGTTTCGGGTGCAGGAGCAAACGGCACTTCTGGATTAACTATTACTGGAGGAACCGGCGGCGCAGCAGTTAATAGCATAGGTATCGGCGCGGCCCCAGGGAATAATGGTACAGCACCCGGCGCTGGCGGCGGCGGCGAAGCACAAGAAAATGCTGGCGGACACGGTTGCGGCGGCGCCTATCACGACGGCAGCGGAGGCGGCGCCGGAGGATATTGTAGGTCTGTGTTTTCGGGATCTAGTTCCCCTTTTCCTGGAGGCACTGTTTTAACAATTCAGGTAGCCAATCCGCCTGTTAGATCGTCGCTTGAAGGAGTCGGCGGTGCAGGACTTGTGAGAATTGCAGTTACTTAATAGGAGATTTTATGCAAACATATCAGATGACATTTAACGCTACTATCGAATCGATTGATACTGAGCAATTACAGATGATTGTAGAGTACATTGATCCTCACGGACATAATAATATAAGATTAGGGGTCAGATTTTCTCATAATTCAACCGAGGCAGATCTTAAACAATTAATTATCGATCATACTCCGCATTTATTTTTTCATGAACAGAATAAAAAAATTACCGAGATTTCGCAAAAACAAGATGAATTATCTTCTCTCCGATCGTTAGTAGGTTTAGAAATAAATTATAATTTAGAATCTTTTCCCGATAGTGAGGTAATTTAATGCTACTCGATAAGTTATTAGAATTTGATAATCTTAAAATAACTATGTATGATTTTGAATTTGCTGGCGATCTTCTGCCAAATCATCGGCATACTGCAGATGATCAACATATAACAATATGTGTCCGCGGAGAGATCGAAATTGAAACACCCGAATGGATTAAAATTTTAAAAGAAGGTAATATTATACGTTTTCAAAAAAACCAGTGGCATTCGATCAAAGCGTTAACAGACAATGCTAGAGTCTTAAACATCCCAACAGTTAATGTTTAATCAACAAGAATTTATTTTAAGATGTAATCGCGTACAACCGGTGTTGTTCGTAAATGAAATGAAATTATACGTAAGACATGATCGTCAAATTCGATCTTACCTCTATCAACATCTAAATGATAATACTATTCCGTTTCCGGCGTGGGCATATTATTTTCCAGGAGGTCAAGCAATTGCTCGTTATATTTTTGATAATCCCGACGTAGTTACCGATAAAAAAGTTTTAGACTTTGCGTCGGGCTCGGGCATTGCGGGGATATCTGCGTCTATGAATGGTGCTCGGTCAGTAATGTGTGTTGATTCAAATGAGTTATTTGAAATTCCAGTAACAATGAATGCAGCAATAAACAATACCGATGTAAAAACTCTTTGTAAAAATTTAGTAGAAGAGAAAATATATCCCGAGGTTGACATAATTATATCTGGCGATCCTGAACAAAAAGATGATCAAACTAATTGGTTAGCTAACGCTAAACTACACGGCAAAGAAATCTTAGTTGGAAGTCGAGTAGAATTAGATAATAGGTTTGAATTGATTACTTCATATAATGTGCCATGCTTAGATTATATAGAACCAGTTAGTCCGTTGACTATATGGATCTATAAATAGAAAATTCCAAAATATCTCATTTTGTATTACACATTAATTAAATAGATTGATGAATGAGAATAACTTTTTAAACGGGCAAATTCTGGTCTCGCAACCTAGGAATTCAGACTACCATTTTGCCAAAAGTGTTGTATTAATTGCTCAACACAGCTTAACCGGTGCTTGGGGAGTCGTAGTTAATCGACCCTCGAAAGCAGTAACAATGCAAACTATTATGGAAGCTGCGGGAATTGATTATCAAGGACCTGAATTAGTTTATATAGGTGGTCCGGTTGAATCAACTCGAGTTCATGTTATTCACACTTTAGATTGGACCAGTGCAAGCACACTAAAAATCACAGATAAAATTGGGATCACAGGTGATGTATCTATTCTTTCTGCCATTAGCCAAGGAGAAGGTCCTAAGTTATACAGGGCAGGAGTTGGTCTAGCAGTATGGAGTGCGGGACAACTAGATGGTGAACAAAGCGGGTTAGATCCGTGGACAGCTAGTCATCGTTGGTTAACTGCACCTGCTACTGTAGATTTATGCCTCACTGGTGCCGGAGAAGAACAGTGGCAACGGTCAATCGACCGTTGCGTAAGCCACCGTATAGCTGATTTATTTTAATCTTTTTCAGAATTTAATCCAGCAATCATTTCTCGTATTTTTGAGCTACCTGTTGTGGCTCTAACCTTTCCTACATTTATACCTTCAGTAGGATCTCGTATTTCGCCTGTAGTACCGTCGTATTCAACATTTGATTTAATTGTTGAAGTTTTCTTTAAACCTTCATATACACTAGGTTTTGGCGCAGAATTATAAGCTTCTTCTTCTCCTAGATCTCTAATACGCAATGTATCGAGATCAAATTCCAAATCAACTTTTTGTCCAACACCGCTAGAACTACGTGTTTTCATAAACTGAATTTGATAACGGCCTCGTTCCTTCATTGCTCGACTTGTAAAAATACCGATAACATTGTCTGCTGTCTGAATCTTCGAAAGTCCGCCTGAGATGTGACTGTGATCGAATTCGATTTCTTCTACTGCTGCACGGTTAAGCTGAGATGCTGTAACAACAATTGCCTGTGTTTCCATTGCTAGGTTACGCAATTCTTCAGAAACATATTTGTCCTTGACAAACAAATCGCTGGGACTAACTTTAACTGACATTGGCATCATAAGATCCAAGTAGTCAATTAGCAAAATATCCGGTTTAAACCCTTTCTTAACCTGATATTCTTTTAGATATGCTCGAAGATCATTGGCCGTTTTGCCGCTGGGCATGTACTTGATCTGTATGCTACCAGACTGTTTGCCCATCATCTTAACTTTGAGTTCAACATCGTCAAGGTTTTTAAATACCTCACGAGTTGCAACACCGGTTAACATACTATCCATACGCATAGCAACCAATGCTTCACTAAGTTCGAACGTTAAATAAAGAACATTAAGCCCTGCTAATGCCCAGTTACATCCTAGATTTGCAAGGAATAGTGACTTACCACCACCCGATGCTGCACACCAAATGTTAAGTTCGCCACGATTAAATCCGCCGTAAAGCTTCTTATCTACGCTTGGCCAACCTGTGCTAATCTGACCATTGGAATTTTTAAGTCCTTCTAGACGGCCTCGAGGATCTTCAAAGTAGTCTGTACCCATATCTTTTTGTAGTGATATTTGCACAGCATCTTTAATCATCTTCTCAACTGGTCCGTATTCACCTTTTTCCAGTAAATCTGCCGATTTTAGAATCGCTCGTTCTAGGCCTTTATGTCTGGAAAACTGTTCGAATTCGTTCATTAACCATTCATAATTTTCTGCAGGAAGTGCTGCAGGGTTTAATTCCATTCCGCAGCTTGCATTAACAA